TTGGCAGACCATAGTGAAGATGATAATATCATTTTACAGTCAACCAAGGAGATAGGTAAGATTATAGGAACGACTGGAGTTACGGTCAAACAAAAGGAAGTTGGCGTATTTGGGGTTTTTCAGGGATTTAGTCCTGAGCAACTCGAAAATATAGAAAGGCAAAAACTAGGAGATGGAAATACAAATAGACAAATTGACGTTGAGTCAGACGATTGAAGCCTTGAAAAAGACTTCTGAAGGTTTAACACAACTAGAAGTAGAGTACCCAGATAATTATATTATCAGGAAGATTATGACAATGAAACATCTTGTTGACCATCTCGATGCAAACGAATTAGTAATTGATGAAGCAGATTATTATAAAAATTAACGTGCCGTATGCTTTAAGTACTACGACCGTTTCATATAAACATATGGTGTTCTACAAAAAATGATAGCTACAAAAAGGAAGATGAAAAGGAACGAGTTAATAAAAAGGGTACAAACTTTAGAGTATGTACTATCTAATGTAATTAATAACGCTAGAAGTTTAGAATTAGTTATAGATTATTATGTTGAGATGAATGGTGATGTTAAGAAATTTGAAAAGTTTTTAGATAAGAAACAAGAAGATGGAAACAGCACCAAATCTGAATCTAAATAATGTTACAAAAGCTGAAGAAGTATTTGAACTAGCTAGTAAAGATTTAATATCTTTTGGAAAACTGTTCTTACCCGATGACTTCATGCGGAGTGAAACGCCCCCTTTCCACTATGAAGTAGCAGACAACATAGATGACCCTAAAGTAAAGCAACTCGCTATAATCCTCCCTCGAGGTCATGGGAAGACAGTTTTAACCAAGGCTTCAATACTAAAAGATTTCTTATTCTGTCCTAAAGATGATATGCTTTTTTATGCGTGGGTATCAGCTACTCAAAAGTTATCAGTAGGTAATATGGATTATATTAAATATCACCTTGAGTTTAATGATAAAATAAAGTATTATTTTGGGATGACTAAAGGGAACAAATGGACAGAAGAAGATATAGAATTATCAAATGGATGTAAGTTAATTAGTAAATCAAATGTTTCAGGTATTCGTGGTGGAGCTAAATTACATAAAAGATATGACTTAATAATATTGGATGATTTTGAACATGAAGCAAATACAATCACAAGAGACGCCAGAGACAAGAACGCTACTCTCGTCACTGCTGTTGTCTATCCCGCTTTGGAGCCTCATACTGGCCGGTTGCGTGTTAATGGTACTCCAGTTCATCACGATTCTTTTATTAACAATTTACTTATTAATTATAGTAGGGCTAAGAAGGCTAAAGCTGATTTTGCATGGAAAATAATAACATACAAAGCGATTACAAAAAACGGAAATGCATTATGGACAAGTTTCTTCCCAAAGACAAAACTAGAAGAAAAGAAAAAGTTTTATTCGGATTCTGGAAAGCCACAGAAATTTTATCAAGAATATATGATGGAGGTACAAAGCCTTGAAGACTCATTATGGACCAGAGAGCATATTAAGTATTGGGAAGGACGCTATGACTACGATAGTGAAGAAAGCCAGAATTACTTGGTCGTTAGTGGAGAAAGATTTCCTGTTAATACCTTTATTGGTTGCGACCCTGCCACCGATATTGATACTAAGGAGTCTGATTTTTCTGTTATCATGGCTATTGCGATTGATTCAGAAAATAATTTATATGCTTTAGAATATGAAAGACACAGAAGTATTCCGACTGTAGGACAAAAATCTGCAGATGGAGAAATGATAGGAAGAAAGGGTGTAGTTGATTATATAATGGATATGCACCAGAAATATCATTGTGTATCAAGTACAGTAGAAGACGTTGCTATGAATAGAAGTGTTTTTCAAGCACTAAATTCAGAAAGAAGGCGTCTAAATAAGTTCAATATCGCTGTAATACCTGAGAAACCAGGTGGTAGGCAGAAGATAAATCGGATATACAGTGGTCTTTCGGGTAGATTTAGTACAGGAACGGTACATTTAAGAGAAAATATGTTTGATTTAATCAATGAAATCGTTACATTTGGACCTAGAATGGCTCACGATGATACCATAGAGACTCTTTACTACGCACAAATGCACTCTTTTCCTCCTGATTTAAAGAAGAGCAAAAGAGATTTGTCGTGGTATAAACCTAAAAAGAAGGCGAAGAATTGGATAGTAGCATAATAATAATAGGAGAAATAAAATGAGCGTGTTATCAAAACGTAGAGAAAAACGCAAAAAACAAGACAAGTGGGTTTTAGGTGAAAAGTTGACTAAGGCTGGCAGAGCGAGAGGCCGTCGTAGGAAGACAATGAAAAAAGTTGAAAAAGTTTTAAAAACAGGTGGAAAAGTTACAACTCAAAGACCTGATATGAAATCTAAAGCAGCATACAAAATTGGAGCTGAACATAAAAAAGCTCTTGGTAAAAAACAAAAAATCCGTAAAGGTGCAAAAGAAGTACTTATTACAAAAGGTGGAGCTTATGCAAAGTACGGAAAAAAATCAAAAGCTGCTGGTAGTTTTCGTTCAGCGTTTAAGTCTGGATGTGCTAATGGAGCTAAGGGTTTTAGTTGGGATGGAAGAAGTTATAGTTGTGCAAAAGCAGGCCCAAAGAAAGCTGAGAAAGCTAAAAAACCTATAGTAAGAGGTGGAACTAAAGGTTCAGCTGAATATGGTAATTAATGATTAGTATTAATCAAATGAAATCTCTAATCGAGAGTACTTGTTCAATATTAGGAGATAAGTATTCAAGTCCTGAGGCTGTTGAATTGGTTTTGGCAACTGGAATTGTAGAAAGCCGATATGAATATATTAGACAAATGGGAGACGGGCCTGCTCGCTCGTTTTGGCAGGTAGAACCCGCTTCCGCTGTTGATAATCTAGCTCACTATTTAGTTCATAGAAGTAGTCTTATGCAAAAATGTGCAGAGGCTAGTCTTGTTGATTTAAAACATTGGCAGAATTATGATGAACGGGTTTGGGCTGAGATATTAGAAAAGAATATAGCGGCTGGTATTATTCATTGTAGAATAAAGTATTGGAGAGTTCCTAAGCGGATGCCAAATACAATAGAAGGTCAAGCTGATTATTGGAAAAAATATTACAATACAGAAGGCGGAGCTGGAGACCCAGAACATTTTGTTGAATCAGTTAAAAAGTATTTAAGGTAATTAAATGGCTAGAATGACAAATAAAAAGAGAGCTGAAACGAATAAACAGCTTTGGGATAAAGCAAATTCATCTCACAGACAAAGGTGGCAGGTATTAAGTCAGAAAGGATATGACTTTTATTTAAACGAGCAGCTTACTAAAGAAGAGACTGACTCTCTTAATGAAGCTGGAATGCCAACATTTACTATTAATAGGGTAACTCCTATTATAGAAATTATGAAGTATTTTGTTACAGCTAATAACCCTAGATGGAAAGCTGTAGGGGCTACTGGAGATGATGTAGACGCCGCTCAAGTACACTCTGATATTGCAGATTATTGTTGGTACTATTCAAATGGTAAATCAATATATAGCCAGGTTGTGCTTGATAGTCTTACTAAAGGTATTGGTTATTTCATGGTTGATGTTGATAGAGATGCTGATAGAGGAATGGGTGAGGTTCAATTTAAAAAGATTGACCCTTATGATGTATATGTAGACCCTGCTAGTAGAGATTTTTTATTTAGAGATGCTAATTTTATTTCAGTAAGGAAGAATGTATCTAAAACTCAGTTAATGAATTTATTTCCTGAGTTCGCTAATAAGATGAGAAAAGTTTCAGGTAACTCTGGTAGTATAAATTATTCACAAAGACCTTCAACAGATATGCAATCTATCCAACCTGAAGATATTACAATGGGTATAACTATCGAAGGTGAAGATGATGATATTATACCATACTACGAAACATATTCTAAAAAGAAACATGCTTATAGAAATGTATTTATAAAAGTTCTCCCATCTCCTATTGAGATGCAACAGATAAGAGAGAATGTTGACGAACAGATGGCTGAATTTCAACAAGAAGTTCAAGTTCAATTAAAAGAAAAAAGTTTAAGTATCCAACAATCTTTAGAAGCTGGAGAAATAATACCAGAGAGAGCTGAAATTGAAATAGATAGAGCTGCAAAAATGACTGAGCAGGCTATAGAAGAAAAGAAAGTACAGTTACTTTCAGAAGCTCAAGATTCAGCTACGATTATTGACCAACAAATTATGACAGAAGAAAGCTACCAAGTTATTGAAAA